GATTTTCCTCCAGCCAGAGAGTTCTCTATTGAAGCAACTCTAGCCTGCCTCATTTTGGATTCGACATCAAGCTCGCCTTGCATTTTGGTTGCCTCAAGTATGCTTGGACCTCCTTGCGCTGTCATTCTTGCGCCCATTTGTTCGCCAATAGGAATGCCGTATTCCTTTTGTTTTTCTTGTTCAAGAAATGCTGTTAAATCGGCTGCCTTGCCTGCCTTTCCCTTGGGGGTTTCATCGTAACCTTTTGTTACTTCCTGACGAAGCTTCTCCATCTTGAGCGCATCTTCTTCGGCCTGCATAGCCTTACTTGCGCGATATGCTCTTATGCTATCCATCTGCCAAGGCATAGGAATAAGTGGGTCTTGCGGATCTAGTCCTAAAGCATTAACTGCCATAAATTATTTTATCTTTCCATCCATCCACTTGCGGATGATTGCCTTTATCTTTGGCTTGTTTCGTATGGATTCAGCAATTCTTTCTCCATACTCGATGTAGAAGTTTCTCAAGTTGTCTGATGCCTTAGTCAACATCCACTCCCTAAATTGTAGCCATTTAGGATTGTCTATGCCGTAAACTTCGCGAGCAACCCAACACATGAATCCCATGCTTGCTACACTTCCAGCCGCTCCAGCAAGATCCTTAACCCCACCAGCAATTGTAGCAAAATTTTGCGCTCCACTTGGCTGCCTAGAAATTGCATTGACTTGTGTGCCATATACGCTTGAAGCATAATTAGCCTGCGAGCCATAAAGGTTTGCAAAAGCGTTCTGTAGCGAAACAGGAATGCCTTGATCCACAGTCTGGTAGAAAGGCGATGCCGTAGATTGCGCCTGCCCGAATTGACCAGGCAACGCTTGGTTGGCTTGGATGTATTGTTGCATCGCACCCTGTTGCTGGGCTGTGCGTGCTTGGCCTAAGTTGTAAACAGAAGGTCCACCAGCGATGAAATTGGAAGCTGCGCCAAGGCGATTCTGACGTAGCGTGTCTCGGAAGGCTAAGTCAGCTTTAAGGGCATCTCCACTAGCTAGGCCAGATCCTAAGAAGCTTTGCGCTGCGCCATAGCGAGCAAGTTTACGTTGCTCCCCAGCGAGTCCAGTTGTGACCGCTTCCTCAACCGCAGGTGCAATACCAAAGATATTACCGCGAGCGGTTTGCGCTCCGCGAGCAGCCTGCTGGTACTGCCTCTGTTCTTCCGCGCCAAGTTGCGAACCCATTGCAAGTTGGTTAATTGCTTCCTGCTCAAGCTGACCACGAAGTTGTTCAGTCTGTGCGGTTTTAGTTGGGCCAATATCTTCAGTAGCAAGACTCCTATAACGCTTGCCTAACTCTACCGAGGTATCGTAGGAATTGGGGTCAATCTGGCGTAGTTGCTGGGTGGCTCGTTCTTCGGGCAATTGCAAGAAGGATCGGAAGGAAGTGATTTCTTTTGCTGCCTCAGTTGAACCAACAGCAAGGGGTTTAAAGCTACCAATCTTACTTGTTGCATCTGAAACTGCACTACGCACGCTGGCTAAATCTTTCTTGAGTCCGTCCACATAAACATCGCTGGCAGTCCTCTGTGCGCTATTGGCTGGCAGAGTATCAAGAAGTTTTTGCGCTGCTGTAAGCCTTTCTTGGATGCCAACCGCTTGAGTGTTGCCAAGTTCAACAACCCTCTTGTAGCGATCTACCTTAGCCGTGTTGTAATCATTTAATATCTGATCATCGGAGACTTGAAAATTCACTTTAGACGCAAGTGGCGAAGCACCATAGTTGCGTTCAGCCGAAAGAGCTAGAAGTGCTGGATCTGTTCTGCCACCAGCCAACTGCTGGATGCCACCAGCAACAGCGTTGTAAGTTCCAGTTTGTTCGTTGAAGTTCGGTGTGCCACCAGCAAATTGCATATTGGAAGCTTGCAAATTGTTTTGTAATCCAGTTCCAGCTAAGGCAGCGATTTGTTGAGCGGCAGCAGTTTTAGCGTTCTCTTGGCTTTGGATTTGAGCTAAACTTTCCTTTTGCTCGGCATCCCTTGCGGCATCTTTGTAGTCTGAATAAGCATTATCAAACTCACGAAGCATTGCATTCTTATCCGATGATTCAGTTGGAACTGTTTTATTATTTCCACTCCAATTTCCATTATATGTTGACTGACCTGCTAAGAAACTATTGTAGTCTTCTGGGGCGTTTGCCGAGCTAAAATGAGCCGAATTATTGCCATTAAAATACCTCGACCATTCTGTTTTGGGGGCATATTGACTATCGTAAAATTCTTTTTTGGTTAAAACTGCCATATTATTTAGTCTTTTAAGTTGTTAAATTCGGATTAGCAATGTTTGTCCCAATCGTGCCGTAGATGTCAGTAGGAGCCTGCCGAGGAGCAAAAGCCACACCAGGTTCAACCGAGGCGTAAGGACTTTCTCCGTAAAGACGTTCAAACTGGCGAGTCATCTGTGTGCCTAGCCCACGATTAAGGGCATACGCTTGGGGGCTTTGTTCGTAAGACCTACGCAATCCTTCCATAGTACGCTGGGGGCCAAATTGCCGTTCATTCTGTAGTGCCGCCAAGGTTGCCGATTGCTGATCCAAAGCCGATAATTGACGCTCCAGCGAGCGTTGTTGTGGCATATACTGGATACGAAGCTTGTTCTCCATCGCAGCCATCTCTGGAGATTTCTCTAAGTAAGTCTCAACATTCTTCTTATAGGCATCAGCATTAGCCTGCGCTACCGCTGCTGGATCGGGCGGTGGGGGCGGAGAAGGAATAGATGGAGAACCACCCATATTAAGCCAAAGCTTTCTGCATAAATTTCATATAATCGTACTTTTTTTGAACTCCATTGCGTTTGAAGATTAGGCTCCTGCGGGGGCCAAACCTATCCCATAGGATAGTCAGCAGGCATTGCATAGCCAATCGGCTACGAGGAGTACTTGTACCATCAGTTGATGTAACAGTCAAGTCAACAAAAGCAGTATCTCCATCTGGTCTATGTAGGTAATGGGTAGGTTCTTCTGAACCATTGATTACCCTAGCTACCGCTACCCCTACTATTTCCTCGCCGTCCTTGGCAACCCCAACCATGCCACGCTGATTGTACCAGCTAAACCATTCCCTAAAGATAGGCCAGCGAGACTCTGGCACGCCAGATAGCTCAACATATTCCATAGCGTTCATACGTTACTTTGTATCTGAATTGTGTCTGGGTTGGCTGCGACCAAGATCCCTCGGATAGACAGCTTCTTAACTGGAGCAGACACGACAAACCTCATATTACGCCACTTCTGATATGACCTTAAACTACTCGCCACCCGCTTTACAGTATTTGCCGATAGGGTGGCTGGAAGGGTGAATGGTAAGGTGATACCACCAGATGACCTGGTATCAACTGAAGTGGCAATAGCGATGTCTGCACCATCAGTATCCCTACGCATACTAATCGTGGCCGCAGTTGAACCAGAATTAAAGAACTCAACCTCGTAGTGCGAACCGAACTTCTGCGCCATGCGATCATCAAACTCATACGCCTTGGTTGTCACAGCACTGGTGTAACTGCCAGTAGAAGTGTAGTCAACGTAATCAGAAGTTGCATCGGCTGAATCAGCATCCTTATATCCAAGGTAATGCCCAACCTTGCTGGTCGGACTGCCAATCGCAAGCTTTAGAGCGTTGGTTGTAAATCCAGAAGCAAAATTAGTAATAGCCATTTTAGATGCTGGTATGCTCCACAACCCTTCAAAGGAATTAAACAAGGCATTGTAAACCAGTATGTGGCTAGGCGTGGTTGCTGTATCTAAGGGAATGGCGAGATAGTAACGATTATTGTAGAAGGCAGAGTTGCAAGACGAGATATAATTCTTATTTATTCTTGAAATTATGTTCTTTACTGGCTCGCTAATTGGCGTGCCTACAATGTAGAAATCATCAGCAATCGACCTAGTCACAGACCTAATCCCATCGTTGGACAAGAAGAATACGTCTTTGTTTACAAAGTTAACAGTACGCCCAGAGGCGCAACCAGTCTTATCGTTTAGCAACCTTGTCACCCAACCAGAAGCGGTAGGGG